TAAATAAGGATACCTCATGCAAGAACCAACAAAAGGGGAGCTGTCCAGAAATCTCTTTACCTTACAAGTCTTGTATGAGGTAGAGATAAAAAGGCGCAGAGAGGCAGAAAGAAAGTCAACCTATTACCAAGGGCTTTATAAGGGGTATAAAGGAGCCTACATATAACTGAGTACTTACATACAAAGGGGGTATGATGCAGATTATATTATGGTGGGTGGGGGTAATGACGGTCTTTATATTTGCGTTAATACTTTTTAAGCTGTGCGACAGGGTTTATTATTTAGAGATGGAGGTCAAGAGGCTTAAGTACATCATCGAGCGAAAATAACCAACCAAAACCCCGCCCATCCTGGATTTGTACACCGATGGGGGGGGGTTATTACCATTTGTAAGCTAGATTATTAGGGCGTTGTACAGATCCTCAACGCTCTCTTCGTCATGTATCCCGCACAAGGAGAGGGCCTCACCGTCTTGGAGAAAGTCTGTTAATTCTTTAATGTCAATAGGTTCCAGATGATCAAAAGGAAGATCAAGGGCCGTCTCAACCAATTTGCCCTGGCAGTATTCCAGAGCTTCTACCTTACTATTTACGCCAAATATCGCAAATAAATTACTTTCTTGCTTGTCGTAATATGCGTTCATGCTGTTTCTCCTTTTGGGGCGGTTTAATATTAAAAGTTAGCAACGGCAGTTTTTACAAGATCATAAAAAGCCGATATTCTGCCTTTATCGCCGTAACTGTAATAAGTGTCTCCTATGATTAAATGATCAAGCACTTGTATGCCTAGAGCCTGACCTCCCAATATAATCTCCCTTGTGAGCTTATCATCTGTTGCTGAGGGTTCAGGATCGCCGGAAGGGTGATTGTGTACTAAAACAATTCCAGACGCCTGCCCCAAAATTGCGGCTTTAAATACCTCTCTAGGATAAACAGCGGACCCTGAGAGCGAGCCTGTAGAGACCTGATTTATTCCCAATATATTATTATTTCTGTCCACGTAGATAACTAAGGCTTTTTCCCTATCCCACAAATCGACCATAGGTTTGACAATATCAAAGACGGTCTTTGCTGAACATATTGCTTCTTTTAACTCGGGTTTATTTTCCTGAATTAATTGAATCCTTGTTTCCAGTTGCTTATATGTGTTCATGCTGTTCTCCTTTTGGGGCCGTAGCCCCGTTTATTTTTTAGTTTAGGCTTAACAATCTCCGTAACAATAAGACCCGCATTTTTCGCAGTATCCGTTTGCTTTCCTTTGTGCGTCAAGAGCTTTATTTGCTTTAATGTTATCGTCTATTTTAGATTGTTTTGCTATCCATGCTGGATGTCTCTTTACAGCTTCAACAAGCTCAACCACTTTGTCGTAATTGTCTTTTAGCAATCCAAGCTTTCCTATACATCCGTAAATAAGGCCCATTTTTTCTTGTTTGGGTTCCGGAAAATTAATAAAACAGCTTTGATCTGGGAATCCGTCAATCACGGCTTCTACTGGGCCAAGATCACAGCACTCAACACAGACCTTGTCACCGTCTGCGTTGATCGTCTTGCTAAGTGTTAAAGTCTGGCTTACTGTTATTTTTGCGCCTGTTGTTGTTTTTAGCTCTATTGTTTTTGTGTAATCTCTCATGATGTTCTCCTTTTTGAGTGTGCGTTAAAGTTAATTATATACATTGCATGCGGTGTGCCAAAACTATAAAAAATAGATATTTTTATATAAAAAGATATAAGTATGCGTAATCATTAGACATTATAAATATATATTATTGTCTCAGATGAGCTATACACACATAGCAATACAGCCAAAGTATAAAAAAATGTACCGCTTAAATAGAGGCATCAGGGAGAGGGCTATAAATAGTGGATATAGGAGGGACAATATATAATACCTAAAGTACAGGATATTGTACTGGTGAAGGGTGAAGGCTGGGAGCGTGGTATATTATATTGATTTATGCAGTAAATAGCTGTATTATAGGTATGTCAGTGATAAATAGTCCAAGGAGAGAGTAAGGACCAAGACAATCCGTTGGCCCAGACAAGGTTACATGGCTAAAAAGTTCAAAAAGAAAATATGCGAAACATGCAAAAAGCCTTTTACTCCTAAGTCAGGGGGGCAGAAGTATTGCAAGAGGAAAAATTGCAAGGCCCCTGGGAAGAAGAGAATGGGGAGGCCTAAAAAGGAGATAGATAAGGATGTTTTTGAAGGCCTTTGCGGTATACAATGTACCATGGATGATATATGCAATGTTTTTGATATAACAAGAAAAACTCTTGAAAGATGGTGCAAAGATACCTACAAGGACACATTCTACACAGTTTTTAAGCAAAAAAGAGCAGGGGGTGTAGTAAGCCTAAGGAAGACAGGATTTAAGCTTGCCGAAACGAGCGCAGCGGTTTGGATTTTCCATTCTAAAAATCTAATGGGGTGGAAAGACCAGCCTGACCCAGTAGGCGAAAAGCCAGAAGACACAGCAAAGAGCATTAGAGATGCTATTGCAGATATGAAAAAGGCCACCAATGACACTGACTGATAGGTGGACACAGTTTAGAGCACATCCAGCCGGTGAAGCCTACACAGCATCACCACACAGATTCAATACCGTTCCAGCAGGTCGTAGAAGCGGGAAGACGGAAAGGGCTAAAAGAAAGCTTGTAATTAAGGCCTTTGAGTCAACCGCTCCATGGGTCCCTAGATTCTTCGCAGCAGCACCCACTAGGGACCAGGCAAAGAGAATATACTGGGATGACCTCAAGGCCATGGTTCCTAAACAGTTTCTTGCGTGCAGACCCTCAGAATCAGACCTAAGAATTAGATTGATAAACGGCTCTGAAATATGGGTGTTAGGCATGGATAAGCCAGAGCGTATAGAGGGCCAGCCGTGGGATGGTGGTATCCTCGACGAAGTAGCCAATATGAAGGAAAAGGCATGGTCTGAGAATGTTAGACCTGCATTATCTGATAGAATGGGGTGGTGTGATCTTATCGGTGTTCCTGAAGGGCGGAATCATTACTATGATATAGACAAGAACGCCAAGGCTTTGATGGAAGAGTTTGGGAATGAGAGTGAATGGGGATCTTATAATTGGCCCTCTTCTGATATCCTTCCAGCCTCAGAGATCGAAGCAGCTAAAAGGGATCTTGACGAACTGTCTTTTAACCAGGAGTATGAGGCAAGCTTTGTCAATTTTGCTGGCCGTATTTATTACACTTTCACCGACAAAACCCACACGGCAAGACTTAAATATGATCCTATTCAAAACCTGTGCCTGTGCTTTGATTTTAACGTTGAGCCTGGAGTGTGCGCTATAACTCAAGAGCAGGTCCTACCAGGACAGTATGAGCGTGATGAAAACGGGATCATGTTGATGGACAGGCCTATAATTGGCACAGGCATAATAGGAGAGGTGTACATTCCACAAAACAGCAACACTCCAGCGGTATGCAGGAAGATTGCCCAGGTTTGGAAAGGACATCAAGGTAAGGTGGTGTGCTATGGTGATGCAACCGGTGGATCGAGGGGAACAGCCAAGGTAAGCGGTTCAGACTGGGATATTATCAGGGATGAGCTTAAGCCGGTGTTTAAAGATAAGCTTATATTCAGAGTCAAGAAATCAAACCCAACTGAGCGGTCAAGGGTTAATGCTATGAACTCAAGGCTTTTAAGCTCTAACGGTACAATCAGGATGATGGTTGACCCTTACAAGGCTCCTAATGTGGTCAAGGATTTTGACGGAGTTCAGACACTCAAGGGCGGGGCAGGAGAGATAGACAAAAAAGCCACACCTAAGCTTACCCATATTTCTGATGCTATTGGGTACCGTGTAGAGTATGACTTTCCTGTTGTCGGTCAGGGCGTTTCTAGGGTTAAGATGGTAGGAATATGAGTTCTTTTGACAATTTCGACCCTTTAAATTTGGGTAATAGTTCACAAAAAAAAGATATTATTGAACCAGAAGAATTACCTAAAATTAAAGCTGAAAAGCCTAAACAAAAAAGATCAAGCACTATAAAAAGACGGCACCAAAACACATACAGGCGTGCTTTTAGTGAAACTCAATTATTAGATATATGTGATATGCCCTTTAAGGATGGTGATAGTTACCATTTTATAACAGGTGGTGACGTTGACGCATTGTCATATCTAAAGATAATATTAAGACAGCAAGATCTTGATTATTGCTTGTTATCGTCATGGTGCATGGCTAATGAGGATATCTATCAAATACATTCGTGGCTTAAAGCAGGTAAGATTAAAAAATTAGATGCTTATTTGGGTGAAATTTTCCCTGGCTCATACAAAGAAGAATATAAGCTGTTTAAGCCTATAGTTGAGCAGTTTGGGGGGAGGTTAGCTATCTTCAGGAACCACTCTAAAATATTTGCAGGGTATGGTGATAAATTCGCTTTCGGAGTTGAAACAAGTGCTAATATAAACACAAATCCAAGAACTGAAAACGGATGTATCACCATAGATAAAGGGATTTTTGAATTTTACAAAAAATACTTTGATGGTATTGTTAGTTTTAAATAGCCCCACCTATGCACAGGGTGGGGTTGATTTTTATTATAAATAGGAATAATATCTAGGGATAAATAAACCGGAGGGTACCCCATGGCAGAAAGTCAAGTATCAATTCACCATCCTGATTATAATGATATGATCACTCAGTGGCAGAAATGCAGGGACACCGCATCAGGTCAGAAGGCTATGCATGAGGCCGGGGCAACCTACCTGCCTAAACTGTCCGAGCAGACCACAGAGGAGTACAAGGCATATAAGGGCCGGGCGCAATTCTTTAACGCCGCCTGGCGCACCATAGAAGCCCTATCCGGTATGCTGTTCCGCAAAGAGCCAGATATTGAGGTGCCTAAATCCGTATTGCCTCTGCTTGAGGACGTTACAATGGGCGGTAAGGACTTCACCACATTTGCAAAGCAGGTAGCAAACGAGGTGGAAACCATGGGGCGTGTGGGTATCCTTGTTGACTATCCCCAGGGCAGTACAGAGGGGCTGTCTCAGGCCGAGGCCGAAAGATCTAATCTTAGGCCCTCCATGAACTACTACATCACAGAGAGCATTATAAATTGGAAGACTCAGCGCATTAATAACGAGATGATGTTGACTCTTGTGGTGATCAAAGAGAGTGATGATGTCTCAGAAAATGAGTTTGAGCATAAGTGTGAGGATCAATACAGGGTCCTGGATCTTGTTAAGACTGAAATAGGGTATGTGTATAGGGTGAGGATCTTTAAGATCATTGACGGGCATGATGTGCAGATAGGAGATGATCTATACCCTACAGCCAATAACGCAAATTTAAGCCGTATCCCCTTCTTTTTTATCAATCCAGACGACACCACACCAGACGTAAAAGAACCGCCTTTGATTGATTTGATGGATTGCAATATAGCGCATTACAAGCTTGATGCTGATCTCAAGCATGGGTTACATTTCACTGGGTTGCCTCAGCCTTGGGTCGCAGGATATACGCCTGATAAAGAAGGGGATAAGCTTTGTATTGGGTCTGCCTCTGCATGGGTTTTCCCTGATTCGGAGGCAAAAGCAGACTTCCTGGAGTTTACTGGACAGGGCCTGGGTGCCATATCCGGCGAAAAAGACAAGATCAAAGAGGAAATGGCCATCCTGGGCGCAAGGCTCCTATCCTCAGAAAAGAAAGCCACAGAGACGGCACAGACTGCACAGATCCACAGGGCAGGTGAGGACAGTATACTTGCAAGCATAGCGGTCAACATGGGCATAGGGCTTACCCATGCAATGAGCTTATTTTGTGAGTGGGCAGGGGCTCAAGATCCTAATGTGTCAGTGACACTGAACAAGGATTTTCTGCCATCAGATATCGAACCTCAGGAGCTTACTGCATGGGTAGGAGCACAGCAAATGGGTTCTATCTCAGACGAGGTTTTCTTCTGGAATCTACAGAAAAAAGAGGCCGTTCCTCCTGATCTTACTTTTGAGGATCACCAGGCACAGCTTAACAGTAAGAGGGTGTAGGGTTAATGGCCTTGAACAGAGCTGAACTCACATTAATAGACCAGAGTATAGAACACCAGCTCGCTTTAATGCGCCTGTCTGCATCAGAGCGCAAGCGTGTTTTTGCGCTCCTGGATCAGCTCAGGGTTGAGCTTAAAAACAAGCTTAACAACGATCTTACATCGTTCCAAAAGGCCCGTGTCAATAAACTGCTAGGCCAGACTAACAAGATGATCCAAAGCGCATACACAGAGATTGAGGGTTCTTTTGATCTCCTGGACCTGGCTAAATATGAGGGTGACCATACCGTAGCCGTGTTTGGTGGAATTGGTCTTGATGCTTCCTTACCCTCTGCAAGTGTGTTTAAGTCACTGGCAAAAGATCCGCTCCTTGAGGGCCTACCCTTATCAGATTGGTGGGGTAGACAGTCAGATGGTCTTAAGAGGAGCTTTTCAAGCCAAGTGAGGCTTGGCATACTATCCGGTGAGACACAACAGCAGATCATTACAAGGGTGTTCGGATCTCCAAGGAAAGGAATACCAGGCATAGGTTTTACTGATAAGACCCTCAGGCGCAATGTATCAACCATGGTGCATGATACCATAGCCCAGGTGACAAATGATGCACGCATGGCGACATATAAGGAAAATGAGGACATCGCAAAGGGGTATTATCAGCTTTCTACCCTGGATAGCCACACCTCAAAAACATGCATGGCTTATGCAGGTGCTGAGTGGGATCTTGACTACCAGCCTTTGCCACCTTCAAGTCTCCCTTTTGATGGGGGCTGTCCTCGCCACCCGAACTGCCGGAGCATTATTTTAATGATCCTGAAATCTTACAAAGAGCTGGGATACCCCAACATTAAACAACCACCACCAGGGACCAGGGCCAGCGATTTGGGCCAAATAGACGCTGGGACGTCCTTTGATAGTTTTTTAAATAGGCACTCCAAGGAATATCAAGATAAGATGCTTGGACCAGGCAGGGCGCAACTATGGAGAGACGGCAAGATCACGCTTACAGACTTGGTTGATGGCAGAGGAAGAGAGCTGACGCTTAAAGAGCTTAGGGCAGGGCTAAAATAATCGTAAATAACAAAACCCCTGAGAACTTAATCCCAGGGGCCTGTTATGGAGGCGAAGCAATGAAAAGAATGTACTAAGGATTACATAGATAATGGGATGTGTCAAGAATTATCATTGACATGTGTACGGTTTTAAGATATTTTTATAGGTATTAACCACAGGGCTAGGCCCTTAACCCACTCCAAAGGAGACAAATTCATGGCGTACGATCCGAAGGATGAGGAGACAAAGAAGGCGATTAAAGAAGCAGTGGCAGAGGCAGTAAGTGAGGCCACAGAGGGCCTTAAAAACAAAAACTCAGAGCTGTTAGGCAAAGTCAAGAAGTTGCAGAAGAAAGCAGAGATTGACCCAGACGATTACAACGCATTACATACTGAGCTTGACCAGGCGAATGATAAGCTCAGTAAGGCCCTAAAAGAAGCCAAGACAGCCACAGCAGAGGCCGAGAAGTCAAAGAAGAGCTTTGAAGGTGAGTCTAAAGTGGTGCATGATCTGCTGGTTGACCAGGGCCTTTCCAAATCACTCCTGGAGAACGGGGTTAAAAAGCCTCAGTACCTGACAGCAGCAAAGGCAATGCTTAAGGGCCAGGTCGCACTTGATATTGACGGAGACAAGAGGGTGGCCAAGGTTGGTGATAAAACTCTTGATGAGTTTGTCAAAGAGTGGGCTGGGTCAGATGACGGTAAAGAGTTTGTTGACGCTGCAATCAACAAAGGTGGCGGTGGCGGTGGGAATAACGGTGGCGGTGGATCAAGTGAGGATATGGCGAAGCTATCACCAGAGGCACGGCTTGATGTACTAAACAAGGCAGGTGGGGAAAAGTAACAGCACTCAGTAATAATACAATTTAGATCTTTCTCCAAAGGGGATAGATAAAACGGCAAAGCCTGATCCAAGGGATCACAAAACTCTTGGACAGGCTTTTTTTATTTTAAACGTAAATTTTAAAGGAGAAAGATTATGGCAGCAATATCACTGTTAGAGGCTGCAAAACTTGCAGGGCTCAATACAAAAAAAGGAACAATTATTGAACTGTTTGCAAAGTCAAACCCCATTGTTAATGCGATGGTTTTTGAGAGCGTTAATGGTAGTGGCGTTGATTACGACCAGGAAGCAGCTCTGCCAGGTGTGGCGTTTAGGGGTATAAATGAGGAGTACACCGCATCAGCTGGTGTTATCAATCCTATGCATGACCCTCTCAAGATCGCTGGTGGTACTCTTGATGTTGATAGGGCTCTTATCAAGATGCAGGGGGATGGTGTTAGATCAAAGCATGAGGCCATGAAAGTAAAGGCCCTGTCTTTGAAAATAGCCAGAATGGTAATCAAGGGTGATTCCACATCTGACCCAAAAGAGTTTGATGGTCTACAGCGCAGACTTGACAATGATCAGAAAATTGCAGTTACCACCAATGATACTGACTCTGTTGGTGCTCTGACTCTTGCAAAGCTGGATGAGGCTATAGATCAGACCGAGGACCCAACTCACCTTATCATGAATAAAAAGCTGAGACGGCTTTTAACTCAGGCCTCCAGAACCTCAACTATAGGCGGGTATATCACCTATACCACTGATAGCTGGGGCAGACAGGTTGCCAAATATGCGGACCTTCCTATCCTAGATGCAGGCAAGGACAATACCAACACGGATATCATTCCACTGACAGAGACAGCAGGTGACGCAGGGGCAGACGCAACAAGCCTTTATGTAGCATCGTTCCTTCCTGGAATGATTGAGGGTATCCAGAATGCACCAATGGAAGTTGAAGACCTTGGCCTTACAGATTCTGGAGTAATTTATAGAACTCTGGTTGAGTGGCTTGTGGGCATGGCTCTTTATCATCCAAGGGCAGCAACAAGGCTCTGGAACATTTCAACAGCCACGGCAGTCACAGCATAGTAATAAGCCCCTTTAATTAGGGGCATAAACTTTTTAAACAGGAGATAATAAAAATGACTACATATTTAAAAGAGGATTTTCTCTATGATGCCGACATGCTTCTTGAGGACTCCCTTGACAGTGCTGGGGACTCTTCACCCATAGTCGCCTCTCAGGCTGGTAAAGTGCTCGATGTCGCAAAAGAGGTTGATCTTGGTGATGGCCTTGTAACTGGCAACATGATTGTGGACGTGTCAGATATCGAGCTTGGCACAGATGAGAATTATGAGATCAAGCTTCAGGGTACCAATACAACTGGATTCGGATCTGACTTTGTTACCTTGTCCATGGTAGAGCTTGGACACGCTGACACAGTTGTGGGGACCACAGCAGTTGGTGGCGATGGCTCACGCTTTGTTGTGCCTTTTCGGAATGAGCAGGACGGAACCGTAATGAGATATGTCAGGGCCTACCTGCTTATCCTTAACGGTACAGCCGAGACAATCACAACCAAGATCTGGCTATCTATCAAACGTGCATAGACATTATTCCATGGGGTATAATTAATTTTATGCCCCTACAGGAGGATGAAATGATTAAGGACACAGGGCTTGTCACCATTTACGATACTAAAAACGATGGTAAGCCATTACAATGTTTTCTGACTGACGCAAGAGAATTTCTTGAACATCCGTCTGGGCGGTGGTCTGCTGATCCTAGTGGCATTAAAAAGGCTGTTGATGATAGCAATGTTCAGGGTGATGAAACAGGCGATAGCGGTGAGGCTATGAGGCTTAAGGGCATGGACTATAAGGCGTTGCAATCGCTAGCCATTAAGCACGGCATTCCAGCGAATCAAAAAAAGGAAGAGATTATAAATGAATTACTCAAACCACCAAGCCTGGGCAAATAATATCTATGCCGCTGGATTGACACCCGCCACTCCTCCAGCGAAGGGGCTTGACTCACCCTATTGTCTTTCTGGCGGCATTTTAAAGGAGTTACACAAATGAGTTCAAAAGTAATAGATGGCGATCAAGTTGTAAAAGGTGATTTATATATAGGCGGGGCTATTAAAAAAGTTGACGATATAGAGGCATCTAAAATTACCCCCACACTTTTAGCCCTACCAGAAAAAACACCTGTAAATGGTGTCGCGGCATCAGGCAAAATGGTATCAACTGGCACTCTGGCCTCTGATGCTGAAACCGTCACTGTAGGGACCGTTGTTTATACCCTAAAAACGGCACTTTCCGCAGATCCCACTGTTGCATATGAGGTGCTTTTGGGAGCAAACACAGGAGCCACAGCCTCAAACCTTGTAGCAGCTATAAACGGAACGGCAGGAGAGGGTACAACGTACGGGACTGGAACAGAGGAACATCCTCTTGCAAGTGGAGCCGTAACTGATACAGATGATGTGACAATAACAGCAGACACAAAAGGCACCGCAGGAAACTCAATTGTTACCGAAGACGATAGTGACCAGATATCATGGGATAATGCCGATGTGGCTCTGGTTGGCGGTATAGATGGCACTGTAGGAGTAGCAAACGAGTTTTGTGCAGATGGATCATACCTGTATCATTGCATTGCTGTAAACACGGTATCCGGTGATAATTGGCGCAGGGTAACGCTCGGAACCGCTTATTAATTAAGGGGCTTAAATGGCACTACCAGGCAGCACAGAAACGACGCGGCAGATGGCACAGGACGGGGCTGATATCTCTAGCCCCTACGCTATGCCATCAGGCGGTTGGGGGATCAGGGGGTGGCTATCTGCCATGTTTACCAGAATGAATAAGCCTCCTTTCCTATATGAAGTCGCTCAAGGTAATGTCCCTGGGTATTCCTCAGTCAATAAATTCGGCCACAATCCATCCATATCCACATCAACAGATCCAGAGGACGTGTGGTCCGCAGGTGGCGTTTATGCGTTTTATCCTGCCACAGCTCAGGCAATGGAGATAGTAAGCACATCTAGTGGCGACACAATGACCACAGGTACTGGAGCATGGACCGTATTAGTATATGGCAAGGATGGCGACTTCAACGATATATCCGAAACCGTGGAGATGAACGGGACCAGTGCGGTATCTCTAACAAATACATACATCCGAATGCATAGAGCTATAGTTTTGACGGCTGGTACCAGTATGGTTAATGATGGCAATATATCTGTGCAAATATCAGGTGGTGGTATTGTCGGAGCCCATATAGCATCGTCAGACGGACAGACCCAACAGGCAATATACACAATCCCATCAGGGAAAACAGGCATGTTTATAAAGGGCTACGTTGGAATAAGCAAGGGTGGAGGTGCTACGGTTTACGCTGCCGAGTTTAAGTGGAAAATGAGATTACTCAACGGCACAACCGGAGCATGGCAAACCAAGGGTCAGATAGAGTGCATCACCCATGGGAGCTCGTGGTGGCAATATGAATACGGAATACCTGTTGGTATGATACCAGAGAAAACAGATATAAAAATTGAATGCACAGAGGTTACAGGAACAGTTGGAGTTGTAGGTGGGTTTGACTTGTTATTGATAGATCAATAAACTTATTTTTGTTACAAGGATTTTTAAAAATGTCAAAAGATTTTCCGGGCATATCACGAGAGACTTATATCAAATCAGACGCGCCAACAGGCAGATCTTTAACCTATGACATGCTATCAGATATAAGAGGTCATCAATTAGAGATAAAGACAGGGTGTGTTTCAATGCAAAAATCTTGTGGCGAAAAGTTTGAAAAAATAGAAAAACGGAAACGGTTTGACACTGGGCTGTCTGGTGTGTCTGGTATTGTGGGCGGGTTTTTGGCCGTAGTGACCCAGGCCATAGTCAGAAAAATTACTTTTTAGGATAAATAGAATGGCACTTATAGTCGAAGATGGAACAGGGTTATCAACAGCAGAGAGCTACATAAGCGTAGCTGATGCAACGACCTATTTTAGTAATCGTGGCAACACCACATGGGCTGCAATAGCCACAGACGCTTTAAGAGAGGCTTATCTTAGACTTGCCACTGAGTACATGACACAGATGTACAGGTCCAGGTGGGAGGGCGCACGATACACAGAGGATCAGTCCCTTGATTGGCCCAGGACCGGAGTAGTTAGGGATAGTTGGTCAGTTGATACAGATGAGGTTCCGGTTGAGGTGCAGAGGGCATGTGCAGAGCTGGCACTGAAAGCGAGTTCGGGTGAGTTGGCTCCAGACCTAACCAGAAAGGTTATAAGAGAGAAAATTGATGTAATCGAGACAGAATATGACAGATATAGCCCAGAATATACACGGTATAGGTCGATTGACGCAATGCTCAAGCCTTATTTGGGTATGACAAACAACGGGATATGTATCCCATTAGTGAGGGTTTAATATGGCAGGAACATGGACAGTAAAAATATCAAATGTAAATAAAGTCAAAAAGAGTGCAGACATATCCTTCACCCGCTTGGATGATGAGACAGGGGAAACAGAATCTTATAATTTCTCTCAGGCCATTATCGACACCAATGCCCAGAAAGGTGCAATCCTAAATGATGTATGGAATAAACACCTGGAAGCAGTGGCAGAGAAAGACGCAATAAACACTTTTATTGCAGATCTGGAAACAGCAGCCAAAACGAATTTAGAAGCAAGGGAGTCATAATATGGCAAACACAGGATATGAATGGTCCGCATGGGCTTTTATGCAGAAAGGTGCAGCTGATTGGGACGCTGATGCTTTAGCAGACAACGCAACTGAAACAGGGGATGCCCTAAGCCTGAGTGGTAAGGCTGGCTGTATAATAGGTATTGCTCTTGCTGAGGATAACACAGGTGCCATAGATGGGGCCTCAACTATCTTTATATTAGGTGAAACGGATCTTGCTTATGAGGAAACAACGATAGGTTCCCCATATCAATTTCAGATTACGCCTGTTCAGAATGACACTGTGCATTTCCAGTTTCCAATTAGCCCTCAGTATTATGACAACTTCAAGATCGCAGTCCTGAATGAGGGTGGACAAGAATTGGCGGTTACAGTGAAGTACAAAACAGCATCTATACCCGTAGCGAGCTAATATGATTTTAAAACCACCTAAAGGAGTATTATTAAACAGATACCACCCACTTGCAGGGGGCCTTGTGGCTGGTTGGAGTATCTCCTGGTGGCATGAATGCTACTGGTGAATCTGATATGAATAATTATTATGATAGAGTACAATCACTTCAGGAAAATGTTTTAAGACCTGCAATTGATTGGATGGATTCCATAATTTTAAAATCCTCAGAATATGATCTGGATAATTTTGAATATGTATTCCTTCCTTTGAAACAGCTTACAGAAGAAGAGCAGGCAACTATTGATGCTAGCAATGCTACTAGGGACCAGACTTACTTAGATGCAGATGTTATAAATAAGATGGATGTTATGGCACAACTTGCTGAGAAAGGCACTTATGTATCTATTGATGACAACCGAGTTGAGGAAGAAAAAAACAGTTTAGAACTTGATCCAAAAGGATAGAAAATGACACAATTAGTTTTGATTACAGAAAAACAATATCGTGAAGGGGTCAATGAGATTGGTGATATCATTGGAGAGTTTTCTGATGATCAAAAATTCACATCAACTGAACTCGCTGATTTTGAGATAATAAAAGTTGAAGATACAAAAGATGCCATTGATCTTGTTAAGCCTCAGAATAAAACTATCTACAGAGGGAAATCTCTTGATTGGACAGATGAAGAGCCAGAAAGGAAAAACGTTTGGCAAGATAAAGATGAGTCATGGAAAGAGATTGTAAAAGATCCTAAATATAAAACACGGTACGAAGATAAAACGATTAAAGAGAATTACTCACGATATGCTGAGAATTTAACTACTATTATTGGGAGTAAGTAAATGGCTGATTGGACCAAAACAGTAGACCCTGGAGGAACAGGGGATTATTCCTCTTTATCCCTTGCTGAAGCGGCTGCTCCAGGTGCAGGAAATGACATTTATATTTCTTGTTTTTCTAGTGATGGGTCTGATGATACAACTGCTGTTACTTTTTCCGGTACTGGTGATTTAGTTGAAGTAACAGGGTCAGACTTTCCGAGTGATGGTGTTTGGGATGACACAAAGTATGTAATAAAAAGTTCTAATACGAGATCTATTACAATCAGCGAACAGTATGTTAATATAATAAATATCCAGTTTGATCATACAGGAACTAGCTCTTCTGTTTATGGTTGTATTATTTTCTCCGGAGTAGAAGAAGGAGGGTCGGGCCATATAATAGATAGCTGCATATTTATTGGACATTTATCAGGTCCATCGTGTGCGAATGATTATGCTATCAGATTAAGTGATTCAGATGCTAGAGGCATAGTAATAAAAAATAATCTAATAAATGGTTTTTTAAATGTAGATGATACTGCAAAGCTCAACCACGGTATTCTGTCAGCATCCAGTGGGTCCGTTGCTGAAATATACAATAACACAATTTGCTATTGTCATATAGGTATTGCAAGTAACTCTAATTATGATTTAATTAATAATGCTGTATTTAACAATATTGATGACATAGATGGTGCGTATAACTCCCTTAGTTATAACGCAATGGATCAAGGCAAAGCAGAAGGCACAAATACAGTTGATATAAGTGCAACATGGGATTCAACCTGCTTTACCGATACTGATGGATTAGGGCCTGATTGGAGTGTGCAAGATACTGATTCACCTCTTTACCATGCAGGCATAGCAATATCAGGATTAACAACTGACATAATAGGCACAACATGGAATGACCCTCCAAGCATCGGAGCTTTTGAGTATGTGTCAGCAGGAGGCATATCAATACCAGTATCGATGCATCATTTTAGACAACATAGGCGGTAATTATGGCAATTGAATTAAGATACAACACGGCAGGTCAAGAAGTGCCATTAGGGTATTTCCTTGACTCAACAGATGGAGACACCGAAGAAACAGCATTAACCATTGCCAATACTGATATAAAGGTTTGGAAATGGGGAGCCACAACACTGGCCAGTAAAAATAGTGGCGGTGCTACTCATATCTCTAATGGTATTTATTACGCCGTGCTGGATGCCACTGACACCAATACACTAGGTCCTGCAAAGATCTTCACTCATGTGGCTGGAGGGTTGTCTTTTGAGATAGAAATAAATGTAGTATCTCAGCAATATTGGGATGCTAAATATGGCAGTGGAAATTTCAACTCTGATGTGATTGCAATTTCAGGAGATTCAACCGCAGCCGACAACGCCGAATCTTTCTTTGATGGAACAGGGTACGCAGGAACAGGCAACACTATCCCGACTGTGACAACCTTAACCAATAAAACAGGCTTTGCACTATCTTCAACAGGTGCAGACTTAATCCTGAAGAGTTCCACATTCGTTCAGGCGATTGTGGCAGCAGTTAACGAATTTGCAACATATGGATTAACAGCCTTAAACACACTCTTGACCAGCACAGGCATTAAGACAGCTACCACAGCAGCGCCAGCAGACATGGCACTTGATAGCACAGTAGCGAAGGATGCAACAGTAAGTAAACCAGGAACAGCACAGACCATCACGGCTCCGGCGGATATGGCTTTAAATTCAACAGTAGCAAAAGAAGCAAAACAGGACATCATTGATACTAATGTTGATGCAATCCTAGTTGATACCGGCACGACTATACCAGCGCAGATCTCAGCTCTTAATAATATTTCAAGCGCAGAGGTAAACGCAGCATGCGACACGGCTTTGACTGACTACGGTGCAAATACTGTTGTCCCAGATGCCGCAGGAACAGCACCAACAGCCGCAGAAATTAAGACAGCTCTTGAGGCAGCAGGAGGAACGCTGGCACTCACAAAGACAGAGGTTGACGCAACAAAGGCGATAGCTGATAAACTGGATGATATGATTGAGGTGGTCCCTTAATGGCTTACAGGCTCAGAGATAGATCCACAACACCAGGTGATTATAATTTTATTGCATACAGGCTTGCTTTCCTGCCTGGAGCAGATGAGGTCAAGCTTGATGTTGATAGGGGTGATAGTGTTTTAGGCACCTATGATCCAGGTGGAGTTGGTGGGTATTCAGACCCAGGTGTTGCTAATGTTTGGAATGGTGTCACTTATGATTATGAGGGCAGCACTTTAACTGGCACAAAAAGAGCCTCTTCAATAACTAATTGTGAGGCTGGGAACATAAAAGATGGAATCACTATTGATGATGTGTTGGGCACCTATTCTTCAGCATCAGGGGCGTTTGTAAGCACCTCAGATGGCTTTTATAGTAAGATGGCATTAACCGCCAATAGGCTTTTACAGGGCAAGGGGCAGGGCGTAACACTCACTCATATAGTTCAAGGTGAGTATGACCCCGCAACAGGTGGAGTCACAAACACAGAGACAGAGCAGACAGGAACGGGTGCAATAGTTGGGTGGAAAAACAACATGATTGATGGAACTACCATAAAGAATACTGATAAGCTCCTTTTGTTATCTCCTTTAAACACTGCTGGAGAGGTCCTTGATGCTCCTGTTTTGGGGGATAAGATAACAGATGCAGCAGGTACAACTTACACCATGGTAGCACCATTTGACAGAGTTTCTCCAGCCGGCACAGTGGTTTTGTATAAGATCAATCTGAGGGCTTAAATGGGTTTTGCTGATGATATAAACAAGTTTGCAAAGAAGGCCGTGGGCAATTCAAACACAGTCATAAGAAGAACTGTGATTGATGTAGGACAAAGAGTTATTGCCAGGACCCCTGTTGGTGATGCTAAATACTGGCAAAGTCCACCACCACCAGGATATGTCGGAGGCCACGCCCGTTTTAACTGGATGTTTTCCACTGGATCAAGAGTTGTACAGGAAATACCTGGAGTAGATACTTCACCAGACGGAGCAGCAACATTGCAAAAATTAATTAACAGTGTTCCTAAAGAGCCTGGAGATAATGTGCATTATATACAAAACTCAGTTCCGTATATTGAGGCTCTTGAAAATGGTCACAGTAAAAATCAAGCTCCACATGGATTCGTGGCTTTGACAGTCGCAGAGTTTGACGGGATAGTATCAGAAGAGGTTGAAAAATTAAAATGAGCATAGTTTCTGTTAGAGCTGCATTGCAAACCGAGCTAAACAACATTCCAGGATCTATTGATGTTGCATGGGAAAACGTAAAGTATGATCCCATTGACGGCACACCATACCAAGCAGCATATGTGCTACCATCAGTTGAAAACCCTACCATGGGGGATGATTACCATAGACTTATAGGGATATTTAAGGTAAATTTATATTATCCCTTACTGGCCGGAACCGCTACAGCAGAGGCAAGGGCCGAACTTATAAAAACAACTTTTAAACGTGGGACCTCTATGACATCAGGGGGCATCACCGTAAGAGTAAACAAAACACCTGAGATACTGCAAGGCAGAGCGGATGGTGATAGATGGATGATACCTATAAATATCCGGTGGTTCGCCGGGGTACAGTAACCAATAAAGGAGATAGATTATGGCAATAGCATCAGGGATATCAAAAAAAGTAGTTCTTGCACCACAGGCCACACAGGGGACTGTTGCGGTTTCCGACCTTGCCACAGCTCAGTATATGCGGAGGGTAACGAGCGGTGTTGAATTGACCAAGGAAACTTACCAGTCAAACGAAATCAGGACCGACCAGCAAACCTCAGATTTTAGGCATGGGGTAAGGTCTTCAGATGGGCCTATAAACGGTGAATTATCACCTGGAACCTATGACCTATTGATGGCTGCAATCCTCAGAAAAGACTTTGTTGCGGCTCCAGTTGCCGGGCCTGAATCTGACATTGCTTGTGCTGTGGTTTCCGGTGCCTCTGCCACATTTACATCAGCAGCTACAGGAACCTTCCTACAGGATGGTATCAAAGTGGGTGATGTTGGCAGGTGGTCAGGGTGGACAACCACAGGGGCAGACAATAATGACCGAAACTTTTTTGTAACAGCCGTAACGGACCTTATAATGACCGGCATTTTCCTTGATGGTGATGCAGCAGCAGCAAAGATAGCAGGGGACGCTGCAACATTTACAGGAGTGGGTCAAAAAACATGGATTCCTGAGACTGGACATACTGAGAATTGGTTTACCATGGAGCACAATTATTCAGACATTGATGTGTCGGAGGTGTTTTATGATATGAAGCCAAGCACCATGGCAATAGGGCTACCACCCACAGGCATATCAAGCCTTGATGTAGGTATGATGGGGTTGAACTTCAACGCTCTTGATTCGGCTTCGTCTCCTTATTTTACTGCGGTTCTGGATGCGTCTACCACTGGCGTAGTTGCTGCCGTGAACGGAGCAATTATAATTGAGGGTACACAGGTTGCTGTTTTGACAGGGCTGTCTTTAGACATAACAGGCAATATGACCAGCGAGCCGGTTGTAGGATCTAATGTCAAGCCTAACATCTGCCCTGGTAGGGTTGGTGTGACAGGCTCTTTTTCTGCCTTTCTTGAGGATGAGACCTTAAGGGATTACTTTGTAGATGAAACAGAGATAACCATTGCAGCCGTTTTTACTACCAGCAACGAGAGTGATGCCGACTTTATATCCTTTACTCTTCCACGGGTTAAGCTTAGCGGATCATCAAAAGACGACGGTGAAAAATGCATAATCCAGACCATGCCTTTCACTGCCCTATTTGATATAAACGCAGGAGCAGAAACAGGAGCCACAGCCACAGACACCCTTGCAACAACCATCAGCATTCAGGACAGCACTTTATCATAGCACCCAGGGGCTGAGAGGCCCCTTTAACAAAAACCTTTAATTATGGAGATAGAAAGAATATGGGCAAATTTGATTTGAATAGCCTTGATACTGTAAAGGGGTCTAATGACGGTTTTGACGTTAACCTTTACAATCCTGCCACCAATGAGGATACAGGAATCATTATTACTGTACTGGGCAAGGATTCAGACTGTTTTCAACAAATCACAAAGAAGCAGAACAAAAAAAGAATGGATATGATGTCAAAGAATGGATTTAGATCTGGAAAGATATCTTCTCCATCTCAGGAAGAAATAGAGGCCAATGGTCTTGATCTTCTGGCAGAATGCACAACAGGGTGGAAATCATCAGATGAGAATGGGGAATATAAGGACTCTATATTTCTTGACAAAAAGGATGTTGTATTTTCTGTAGATAACGCAAAGTCTTTATATTCACGCTTCCCATGGATCAAAGAGCAGATAGACATTGCCATAGGTGACAGGGCAAATTTTATCAAAGCCTGATAGGAGAACCAGCCGGGGAGGACGGCGAGAAAAACCTAATCCCTGGATATGGCCTTATCGGGTATGTTCAAAAAGAATTTAGGCTGAACAAAAGGCAGAAAGACGGCAGTACACTCAGAGAACATTTACAGGTCGTTGAAAGACAGACAGGACGGACTCCAGAGCAACTTGAATCAATCGAGTATGATGAATGCATACAGTATATATGGGGTTGGTTTTGTGATTTGTCAGGCGGGCGTGGATACAGCGAAGCAGGGCCATCTCCTTTAACTTACACAGAGATCAAGGCTTGGTCTGATTTAACAAGGCAGGACCCTCAAGCGTGGGAAATTCAAGTGCTAAAACAAATTGATCGAATCTTTATTTCAGAGAGCTTAAAAAAATGACTCAAGATTTAGCCAATTTATATATAAAGATTGATTCTGACGGCGTGGTTACTGCGGATAAACGTCTTGATAAGCTCACTGGGTCAAGTAAGACGACAGAAAAAGCAACAGACTCCCTCGCCAGCAGTTTTGACAAGCTGGGAAAACAACTCAACACTTATGCCAAATATGCATTAGCAGCAAGCACAGCCCTTGCAATATATCAAATTCAGAAACAAACTAGGATTGCGATAGGTCTTGCCTCAGAACTTCAAGAGGTTCAGGGCAAATTTGATGTTGTATTTGCTGGGCAGAGAGCAGAAGCTGAAAAGTGGGGCAAAACCCTTGTAGGCTCATATGCTATGTCTACTATTGAGGCTAAAAAGTACTTATCCTCTGTGCAGGATTTACTTGTTCCTATGGGGATGTCTTCGGTATCTGCCGGTAAGCTATCGAATGAGATAGTAAAGCTGGCTGCTGATCTAGGATCATTTAATGACTTGCCAACTGAGCAGGTTATGCTTAATATACAGAGTGCATTGACTGGTGAATATCAGGTGATGAGAAAGTACGGGGTAGTATTGAACGCTACCATAGTACAGCAGAAAGCTATGACCATGGGTATGGCAGATACTGTTGACGAACTAACAGCAGGACAGAAAGCCCAGGCAGCGTATGCCCTTATGGTGGAAGGCTCAACGGCTGCACTTGGTGACATGGAAAGGACCATGGACAGCGCAGCAAACCAGGAGAAACAACAGAAAGCTTTATTGACTGACATATCTACTCTATTAGGTCAAGCAATCTTGCCTTATTATCAAGAGATGATAACACAATCTAACAACTGGTTACTTTCCAACAAATCATTAATCGATCAGAATATACCACATTACATAGAGAAAATTGCAGACGCAATTGTTTTTACAGTCAACGTGATGAGGTTTTTTGAAAACGCATGGTTGGGTATTAAACTTGTAGGCACTTTAGCCATACAGGGAATAGCTATTGCTCTTGATGAAATGTTCAATCTATTGCGTATAATATCAAAGCCTTTAGATGCTATATTCGACGGATTAGTTAAAATAAAAGCTTTAGATTTTAACCCTTTTGATGCTGTTGAATCTTCACTGGAAACTTTTAGACTATCATCAGGAGACGTTACAAAGGATGTTCTAGCAGATATAAGAAAAACAAATGACGCCTATGATAACTTTATTGAGAAAATTAAAGAGTTTAAAGAAGCATTAATAACCGCCCCTACTGGTATCGGTCAGGATAACGGTGATTTACCAAGTCTACTTGATTCTGGTCCTTCCTTATTCGTTGATCCCAAAGAAGCAGAAGATGCAGCACAAAAAGAAGCAGAAGCTATAATAAAAGCAAAGATAGACATGTATGAAGATCTTAAAGCTTATGAAAATGAATATAGGGAAGCTAATTTAGAGTGGATTGAGATAGAAAGACAGGCCAGAATTGACGCTGGACTTGATGAGGCAGCAGCTAATATAAAAGCAAGACAACAAATAGCGGACTTTGATAAAGCTGTATTTGATGCCAAGAGAGAGCAGACAGACGCTACTTTAAGCCAAATGGGTTCAGCCTTTCAATCCATAGGGTCTATGTATGAGCAGGGATCAGGCAGTTATAAAAAGATGCAACAAGCTGCACAGGCGATGGTCATCACTCAAAATGCGCTTGCAGCAGTTGAGGCGGTTAATGCCGTCTTAAACCAGGCCCAAGGTGACCCCTATTCGGCTCCTTTCCGAATGGCTGCAATGATTGGGACAGTTGCAACTTTACTAGGATCAATCGGGCTTGCTTTTGGTGGTGGTGGCAGTAGCTCAGGTTCTTCATACACAGAGGCCTCTATGACTGGGGACTCTGGAAGTGAGTCAGTTGGTAATGCGTATGAAATCCTAGAAGACACTTATAACATGGAGCTTAGAGAGCTGTCTAACCTTAATGAGTCCATGATAAATTTGAATAGTAATATCTCTGGATTGGCAGCAGATGTGATCAAATACGATGTAGGTATTTTCACTAATATGCTAGCAGAGATCCGAACATACTCTCTAGTTGGAGAGGTTCTGGCAGCATATGCACAATATGGATTATCGATAGGTGGGGCTGGGGTTGGATCGTTATCATCAGGAGGGGGTATTGATTCCTCCGCGCTTTTAACCTCTAGCGGGATTACTATAGAAGAGGAATTAAGCGAAAGCACAAAAGACAGCATATCATCAGTATATCAAGATATTTCTGACACATTGATTGATTTAACCTCTCAATTTGGGACTGACTTAACATCCACACTTGCATACACTTTTGAGTCTGAGTTTATAGACATTACTGGTAAAACAGCCGAAGAGATAGACTCAGCTTTTGTCTCCTTTTTCTCAGGGTTAGGAGATACGGCTGTAAGTGAGTTGTTTGGGTCTATTGTTGAAGGATATCAGCAGATAGGTGAAGGACTTTATGAGACTGCAATTAGGCTTGTCACCGATAAGGCAATTATTGTAGATATGCTTGAAAAATCAGGACAGGCTTTTACTGGAACCATCCCTGAAATAATAGAATTCAGCGAAACAATTATTGCCATGGCAGACGGCATTGACAACCTTAGAGATAGTTTTGACATCTTTTATACAGAATTTATTCCAGAAGCAGAAAGGTTCACAAATTTACAGGCGGATTTATCAGGGGCTCTATCTGATATCAACACTCTTTTACCTGATACTAGAGATGGATATAGGGACCTTGTACAGGGTCTGGATTTATCAACTGAGGCTGGACAGCAGGCCTATGTTGCTTTATTGACTTTATCTGAGCAGGCTGCATCATATTACTCAGGCCTTGAGGATCTGGAGTCAGAGGCAAAGGATTTAATAGAAGATAGGTTATCTCTTGAGCTTGAATTGTTAAAGGCACAGGGAGAATCAGAACAAGCCCTCGCACTTGCAAGGCAATATGAACTTGACGCTATGGACGAGTCTTTGCGGTCTATACAAGAACAAATATGGGCTCAGGAAGACTTAAATGACGCCATGGAGACATATACCTCTATTACAGAGGCTTTATCATCAGCTATAGACGATATAAGCGGAAACGCTACAGTATCAACTCAGGCAGGGTTTAACACTCTATACACCCAGGCCATGGGTGGAGATACTGAGGCCCTTACAGCTCTACCAGCAGCAGCAAAAACCTTTCTTGCCTCTGCCTATTCAATGAGTCAGACAGAGCTTGACTACAGGCGCACTGAATCACAGGTGCTTAACCAGTTGGCCCAGGCAGCAAGTTTCAGCACCTCTCAAGGTGAAATGCTGGCCGCATCAATACCAGGACATGCCACAGGCCTAAACAATGTGCCTTATGATGGTTATTTAATGAAAGCACATAAAAATGAGGCTGTTCTAACCGCACCACAGGCCGAAGAGTGGCGCAAATCAAAAAGTGGTAACGTAACCTCACTTAATGAGTTCAAAGAGCTTAAGAATGAGCTTAGGGGCTTGAGAGAGGTAACAGAGTCAGGAAACTATCAGCTAGCAAAAAACACATTGAAAATATCTAAAATACTAGGCAGGTTTGATGATGACGGTATGCCAGCAGAAAGGCTTGTATGAAAATAATACGACCCATAGAAATCACTGATGCAGTTCTGACAGGCTCCTCTCTTGCTGAGGATGATTATACAGAATTTGCAATGAATAGCTCATATGATACAGATGACTATACCATGGTTGCTGAGGGTCTTGAGATCCTTACTCTTGATGTTGCTCCTGCCACTGATTGGGATCCAGGGGATATTATAACAGGGCAAACATCGTCTGAAACATCGGTGGTGGTCTCTTTTATCACCACACTTACTTATTATGTGAGAGAGCGGACAGGCTCATATACTTTGGGCGAAATCATTGGGGTAACTGGTGTCGCTGGTAAGCTTGCGGACCAGGGCCTCGCTTATCCTACAATTACGGCCTCTACGGACAATGTTCATAAAATATATCAGTCTTTAGTTGATAGCAATACTCAAAACTACCCGCCTCTTGATGTTTTGGAGACTGTTCCTAGCTGGCTAGAGATCGGGTATAATAACCGCTGGAAATCATTTGATGAGATAATAAACTCACAGTCTGAATATAACGGTGTTTTCACCTATCAATTTACGCCAGCAGAGATCATAGATTCAATGGCGTTTATGAACCTTAACAATGTTACGTCTGTCCAAGTCGTGTCAACAGACCCTGTAGATGGCGAGGTTTACAACTACACAAAGGAGTTAGTGTCAACGGAAGTTTCTGGGGTTAGTGCTGTAGTAGATTGGTATACGTACTTTTTCAGTACTTTGACATATATAACAGATTTTGTCTTAACTGATATACCTCCTTACTACAACGCTGTAATAGATGTCACAATAACATATTCAGGGGATGCAGCAATAGCCAAGATTGGGGAAATAGTTTTAGGCTTGCAGGCAAACTTTGGAGACACCCTTTATTCCCCGTCAATCGGTATCCATGATTACTCTACGAAAGAGAATGACGACTTTGGAAACTCGATAATAGTTGAAAGGCCGTATTCAAAAAAGATGAGCTGTGATGTCCAATTACTTAATGCAGACATTGCAGAGGTTAATAGGTTATTAGCTTATTATAGGGCGACTCCTCTTGTTTGGATAGGATCAGAGGCTTATGAAACACTTCTGGCTTATGGTTATTTCAGAGATTTTTCAATAGTGATCAGCTATCCAGCATATGCAATCTGCACAATCGAAGTTGAAGGTTTAGTATAAATCATATAGGAGATCATTAACATGGCTATAACTGCATTACCAGATCCACCAAGCAGGGCAGAGCCTGCCAATTTTTCAACAAAGGCAGATACTTTTTTAGGGGCTTTGCCCACTTTCGCTGATGAGTGCAATGCAGTAGCAGAGGCAATGGACCTGAATGACACTGCATCCACCAGCACCACATCAGTAGCAATAGGCACAGGGGCAAAATCTTTAACCGTGGATGCTTCAAAATCTTATTTGCCAGGGATGTATATCCAGATTGCCAGGACATCTGATCCTGATAATTGGATGAATTGCCGTGTAACGTCTTACAATTCAGGCACTGGGGCATTGGTTGCAGAATCTGTCTATTATGAAGGAACAGGCACTTTTACAGACTGGACTGTTTCCTTTTCCGCTCCTGTTGTTTCTCAAGCCACGTATAGCTCAACTATGACAGGCAATGAGACGGTCGCATGGGTTACAGGTCTTGCAGGTACATATATATATGACCCTGATGGATCAGACAGGCTGTTGACAACCGGTTCAGGGTTTTTAACTGGGTTCAGAGGAACATTTGTTAATTCAAGTACGGTCGGAGATTTACTTTATCTTGACGGTGTGCCATTGGCACCTGGAAAGCATATTTTAATTTATGATGGTTCAAACTGGATTTAAAAGGGTGATAAAATGAAATTATTAAAAATTATAATCATTGGTCTTATTGTTTTTATGTCTGCCTCATTATCATGGGGTAAAACTTTTGAACAGAGTGGATTGATATTATATCCATCGACTGGAACAGAACTTCTTGCCATGCACACAAAAGCTGTTGCACGATACGCAGCGGATGGAACAACAACTCATTACAAGTTGATACATACAAGTGGGGCATCTACGCCTTATGAGGTTAGTTCAGCTGTCACTTTTGAAGACTATGAGTCTTTTGAGTTTGAGCCCAGAGCAATGTTATCTGGTGGCACTGTAGCCATATACTCACCTGCTAATATAAAAGCAGGGTCTACTCAGCAAATATTTGATGGGGCTACTGTTACGTTTACTGAGTCAGGTGGTTGTGTATCTCCTAATATGTGGGGTACTAATACCACACCAGGCACTACTGATATGACGGATGAAATTAATTATGCATTAGCCGCTTCAGCTAATATAATGTTAATAGATGATGAATATTTATTTACTGATATTACATTGGTGGGTGATTATAATTTTTTAGGCACGGGGTTTTTAGTAGGATCAACAACTGGATCTGCACCACTAGCATCTGTGCTAAAAGCAACAGATTCTAGTGGTAGGCTTGTACTAATGGAGGCTTATTATAATAGTGTAATTACCCTATCTAGTGATATCGATATGCAAGGTAAACTTAGGATTAACGATGCATTGATAAAGTCGTCTAATAAGTCATTTGATGTAGAGGGTGTATTAATTTCCGACAATATATCAATGCACAGCACAAGTTTAAATATAAGACTTGGTGGGGATGCACATATTACAACATATTTTAGTAATTGTGATTCTAATAATACCGCATTATACTGCCAAGGAGGGATGGCTGAGATAGAGAATGCGATTGTAGTGGCTTCTGGTGGCAGAGGTGGTATGTGTTATAATGGTGGGGTTTTAAGAATATCTGAAGCTGAAATTTATGACTGTTCTTCTGATGGCCTTTATGTATTATATGGTGGAAGTATAATAGCTGATAACGCAATTGTAGATGGAAATGGTGGGAATGGGGCTGTGATTAATTATGGTGGTAGCATCCAAATTAATGGAGCTACTATCAATGGTAATACCGGATCTGGTGTAGTTAGTGAATCTAATGGGACTATATATGCTATAAATTCAGAAATAACTAGCAATACTCTGTCTGGTATATTCACTACTTTTGGGGGGTTTGTTAATGCAAACGGGGCTATTATAACAGGTAATGGCTCTTATGCTTTAGATTGTAGATTGAATAGTTCAGCAAATATAATAAATGCAGTTATTGATCTAACTAATAATTCAGGTGATTTACAAGTGCGAGCTTTACAAGGCGGCAATATATATTCTGATGAGCCTGGAGTTGATAGTGGGCTAACATCTTTAGCTTCCGATGATTTTAAACCTTTATGGAACCAGACTGATACAGCGGGGTCTTTTATCGGGGAGGCTGACCCTCAAGAGTTCACTAATCGTCTTGGGGGGTTAGACTTAGATGAGGGTAGCACAGCCAGAATTGATGCTGGCATTGTTTTAATTACATCATCTAACCAGAAAATTGACACTGAATCTTCAACGGCAACAGACGATCTTGATTCAATAGATACTGATTCTGTTCCTGTGTTTTTTTTCCTCAAGGCAGCTTCAACTACCCGTACAACAGTAATTAAGCATGGTACAGGGAATATCTATACCACCACAGGGTCTGATATATCACTAGATAATACTGAAAAAGCGGCACTTATTTATTATGTTGGGACTAGGTATTTAGCTATGCCCATGTTTTAACATGGGTTGAAGCAACTCCGTAACTTATAACATTTTATTTTAGGAGAACCAAAATGAAAATATTAATCGCATTAATTATCGCAGTATCATTATTAACACCAACGTGGGGGTTAGCGGCAGGAACATGCGTTCTTACAGATGCGTCTAGTTTAGGGAACAATAGAAGTTGGAGGGAATATAGGTGTACCGCAGATCCTTCAGATGGTAGCATTGACGTATTTACTGTTGATAGCTTATCTGATTTTTATCTGTATAGTGTAGAAACATGGCCAGGAGCGGTAGCACCAACAGACGCATCCGATCTTACGCTTATAGATACAACAACAGGGGAGGATCTACTGGGAGGTAGCGGGTTAAATTCTATTGATGCCACAGACACAAATACAATGGTCCGCATCAATCAGCCCAGGAACTAACTTTTAAAGGAGAGAAAACGATGAAGAAATTAATTGTAATAATGTTAATGCTCTTATTATCAGTAGGGATATCAACCGCACAGGAAAATGAAGGGACTGTTGATATCGGCGGAGAATATAGCTTTGGCTGGCTTGCTAACACAGAACCAGACCTTGCAGGCTATAGGATCTACAAGAGAAGTGCGACTGGCAGCTATACATACGGCGCAGAAAACGCAATAGGTGAATATGGCTTAGTCACTGAATCGGACCGTTTTACCGGCCATAGTGAAGGGATATATTATTTTGTACTAACTGCTTTTGACGAGTCAGGGCTTGAGTCAGGCCCCAGTAATGAGGTTATGATAACAGTGATTAATCTGCCTCCTAGCGCTCCTACAGGCTGTGTGACTTTCACTTTTTAAGGATCATCATGTATCTATACAGATTAGAGCAGACAAGACAAGGGGCATTGGGGGCAATGGTACTTGACGGTGAGTACTTTTGTTCCTTCTTAATGCCTGATGCTTTTGACTATAAAAAGTACCAAATCCCATCAGGACGGTATCTGTGCAGACGGTATCACGGCACAAAGTGGACTGACACATTTGAGATTGTAGTACCTGATCATACAGCACTATTATTTCATTCAGGCAATACGGAAGATCACACAGATGGATGCACTATATTAGGTCAA